TGCTATGGCTGGCGACACGATCATTATGCAGCGCACAGCACAAATAATGATCCATGACGCTCATGGTTTGGCTATTGGCAACGCAGCGGACATGCGGGAATTAGCAGATCTACTCGATAAGTCTTCTGACAACATCGCCAGTATTTATGCAGAGAGGGCAGGCGGCTCTGTAGAAGATTGGCGTAAGGCTATGCAGGCTGAGACTTGGTATTCAGCTGAGGAAGCAGTAGAAGCAGGCTTAGCAGACAAGATCAATGGCAAAGACTCAGAAGACAAGACTGACAACTCCTGGGATCTGAGCATTTATAGCTATGCAGGTAGGGAAAGTTCACCCCCTCCTGTAGTTCGCAGTAAAGAGGAAGCACCAATTATTGATCCGGACGAATTTCGTCGGCTATTGGAGGAGAGTTTCGCATGACGATTACAATTCCGACTAATTCGTCGGACCTGCAGGACCTTTTGAGTGATAAGGGTAAGATGCAGGAGGTTATGAAGGAAGGCAAGTTAGATGAGGTCATCAGGAACTACGCTAAAAACTGGGCTAACCAGAACGTAGAGACTGAGAAGCACATCAAGGAAGAGACTCAGCGGGTAGTAGCCGAGTGGCTTAAGGAGAACGGCCAGCAGCTTAATATCAAGCGAGTCAACCTTGATCCGAAGAACACTCAGGCTAATACTCCTAGGGCTAAGGGTGCTATCTATAACCCTAAGGCTATGGGTGCAGCGATTGATAAGGAATATGAGAGTTCCGCTGACTACTTCTATTCAATCTGGCACAATCGCAACCATGACCAGGAGAACAGCGCCAAGTTGCAGCGTATTCGTAACGCTTTCTCTAGCACTGTTCCTTCTGAGGGTGGCTTCTTAGTTCCTGAGAACCTCCGTGCCGAACTTTTAAGGGTCTCTCTTGAGACTTCTATTGTTCGGCCTAGGGCACGAGTTGTCCCGATGGAGACTGCGCGCGTTCCGTTCCCTGCTATTGATTCCACTTCTAATGTGTCTAGCGTTTATGGTGGCATCGTCGGTTACTGGACTGAGGAAGGTGCAGCGCTTACTGCTTCTCAGGCCAGTTTCGGTCGAGTTGTCCTGGATGCTAAGAAGCTGACTGCTTACACTGAGGTTCCTAACGAGCTGGTTAGTGACTCCATTATTAGCTTCCAGGCTTTTATGGATGAGATCTTCCCTGAGGCTCTGGGCTTCTACGAAGACGACGCTTTCATTAATGGTGGCGGTGTAGGTGAGCCCCTGGGATTCCTTAATGCGGGTGCCAGGATTACAGTCACTGAGAATACTGCCAACCTGATTAAGTGGGCTGATGTAGTCGAGATGTACTCTCGGATGCTTCCTGGCTCTCTTAATAGGGCTGTCTGGATTGCCTCTATCGATACTTTCCCCCAGCTTGCAGTTATGGAGTTGTCTACAGGTTCTCCGGCCGTCTGGATTAATAACGGAATGTCAGAAGGTCCGCCGATGACTCTGCTGGGTCGTCCGGTTATCTTCACTGAGAAGGTTCCTGGTCTCGGGACTACTGGTGCTCTTAACTTTGTGGACTTCGGTTACTACCTGATTGGCGATCGTCAGGTTATGTCTGCGATGTCTAGCCCGCACTTTAAGTTCCAGAATGATCTTACGGCTTACCGGATTATTGAGCGCGTAGATGGCCGTCCGTGGCTTGAGAGCGCTATTACTCCAAAGAACAACACTGACACTCTCTCTCCGTTTGTTTCTCTGCTCTCTGCGTAATAGTTGCCAAGATGGGGTAGGCAATAAACCCCCTACCCCATCTTTCCAAATGGCAATAAACCCCCAAGAGGAAAGGCAAGACTGAAATGCATGCTTTAGGTAAGGCTTACGATCTGTGCGCGGGTATTGTTCCTGTCGCAGACTTAGCGGCTGGTGCTAATACTGGTAAGCGAGTCCACCTTAAGAACTATGGTGGGGTAACTTTCGTCGCCTATATGGGTGCCGTGTCTGCTGGCACTGACACCTTTGTTATTGATGTCCAGGAGCACAATGCTGCTTCTGGTGGAACTAGCCAGGACTTGGACACCGTAGATAAATGGTACATCAAGCATGAGGCGACTCTTGATGGTGATGAGACCTGGACAAAGGTAACTCAGTCGGCCGCCTCAGAGATTTCTCTTACTGGTGCTACTTATGCTGCCTCTCAGGTATTAGTCGCTATCCACATTGATGCTGCTGAACTCAGTGATAACTTCGAGTGGGTCTCTGTAGATATTCCTGACGCTGGTGCTGGTGGTACTCGTCCAGGTTGTGTGCTTTACATTCTGGATGATTTAGCTGTCCAGCGTGCTCCGGAGAATCTCGCTCAACCGCAGGCGTAAATCATGCCGAAGATTTCTAGGCATCGAGGACCTTCTCTATACGTACCAGAAAGGGATAAGTCATGGGATGGGAACAACTTATCTCCATCGGAAGAGAAGCAGCTGGTGTCAAAGCCGAAGAAGAAATCAAGAAGCCGGAAGCCTGTCCAAACGACGGAGAACCACTCAAAGAAGGTCCAGGCGGAATCCTCTTCTGTCCTTTTGACGGATGGTCCGAAAACTAGTGATAAGGATGAATAGATGAGTTGGTCTCTTACTGCCTCTGGACATGTTGCTAGTCAGGAGGAAGAGGCAAAGGTTATTGAAACTGTTAAGCAGTCTCTTAAGGATGCTGGTGCTTCTTATGCGTCTATTGGTACTCAGTATCACGGTGTAGTCAATTTGCTTTCTACGGATGAGGATACGGAGAAGTCGTAAGTTTGATTTTACTGCTCATTCCATATGCTAAGGCACCCGCTGTGGAATGAGCAGTTTAACCAGGATTACAGGCTCCACAATTTCATATGTGATCCATTGATCCTGGGCCTGTAGTTCAAAGTTAGTTATAGGCCCTAGGACAGAAAGCGAGTCAGGGATAATGGATGCGGTTTGGTATTGCACAAGGGAAGACGTTAAGTCGGCCCTAGATTCAGCGGAGACTGCACGTAATAATGTGCAGATTGACCGCGCGATTGAGTCTGCCACTGAGGCTATTTTCGGGCTGACTCATAGAGTGTTCTATCCGTGGACTGGCGTCCGCTATTTCGACTGGCCTAATGACCAGCACGCGTCGACTGGCCGTCTATGGTTAGATCAGAATGAGTTAGTTAGTGTCTCGTCTCTTACTACTAGCGGAACTTCTATTAGCGCTACGGACTATTTCCTAGAGCCGGCTAATAGTGGTCCGCCGTTTACACATGTCGACTTAGATTTAGGATCGTCCGCTGCTTTTGATGGTGGAGACACACACCAAAGGTCCATTGCTATCACTGGTGTCTACTGTGGCTGTGCTGCTGATTCTGAACCAGCTGGACTATTAGCCGAGGCACTAGATAGTTCAGAGACTGGCGTAGATGTAACTAACTCTGCCGCTGTAGGAGTAGGACAAATCATCAAGGTTGATAGTGAGCGGATGATTGTCACTGCTAAATCAATGCTGACTACAGGGCAGACGTTACAGACTCCCCTGACTATTTCTAATGCTGACGTCACAGTTGCTGTAACTAATGGGTCTGCTTACAACATCGGAGAAGTAATCCTTCTTGATGCTGAGCGGATGCTAATTGTGGACATTGCATCTAACAACCTTATCGTCAAGCGAGCTTGGGATGGTTCAGTCTTAGCAAGCCATGCGGGTAGCACTATTTTTGCTCCCAGAAGCCTCACAGTTACTCGTGGAGCTCTAGGAACTACAGCAGCGGCCCACAGTGACACCACAGCGATTACTAAGCACAAGGTGCCAGTCCTGATTAAGCAACTGGCAATTGCTGAGGCTCTTACTGCTCTACAGCAAGAAGGTTCCGCCTACGCAAGAGTTGTAGGTAGTGGAGAAGCACAAAGAGAAGCGTCTGGTAAGGGATTAGCGGATCTTAGGAATCTGGTCTACACACGGTACGGCCGGAAGATTAGAGCGAGGGCGGTCTAATGAATTTTCATGTGGCTGGTTATCAGGCTGTAGAGATTGAACGGCAACTAGAACGCTTGGTTACTAGAGTAACCAAGTTGGAGAACTCCTACACGCAACTCAACGAAAGCTTAGCCGATATGAGTAAGACTCTCGCTGTGGTAGCAGAGGGTATCGAACGGCTAATTGGTCTGGTAGAAAATGCCGATCAATCGTAAAGGTCCGTTGTTCAATGGAGAGGCCAAGAGAGCCTTGGACGACTTCATGGACAAGGCGGAAGATGAAATCGCTCAGCAAGCGGTTAACGATATTCATTTACGACTAGGTGCAGTCCTTAAGCATCCAACGGGTTATTACGAAAGCCAAATTCGCACTGATAGACAAGCCGACAGCAACTTAGTCAATGACAATGACGTTATCTACGGTCCCTGGCTAGAGGGTATCGGTTCCCGTAACAAGACAACTCGATTCAAAGGCTATGCGACTTTCCGCAAAGTTACGCAGAATCTAGACCGAAAGGCTGGGGCTATTGCACAGCGAGTTCTGCCCCACTATCTAGGACGGATGAATTACTAATGAGTATCGATGCCGAGGCGATTATTAATGGCTTCGTCTCTCATGCGATGTCCCTAGGTGTTTTTGAGCGAGTTAATCAGCATGAGCCTAAGAACTCGCCTGATAACGGTCTAACGGCTGCCATATGGTTAGACGCCATTAGTCCTGCACGTAGATCCGGCTTAGCCTCGACTACAGCAAGGCTTGAATTCAATATTCGGTTATATCAGAACATGATGCGAGAACCGCAGGACTCCATTGATCCACTCCTGATCGCCGCTGTAGACAAGTTATTCACTGCCTACTCGGGTGACTTTGAACTTGGTGGAACGGTCGCCTATATCGACTTGCTAGGTATTACAGGTACGCCGCTGCAAGGTCAAGCCGGCTACATAAATGTAGATGGAAAGTTAATGCGAGTGTTCACTATCAGCGCTCCTGTAGTCGTTAATGATGCTTGGCCACAGGTTGCGTAAGGAGGAATTATGGCTAAGCAATCAGGTCTTGGCGACAATCTCTATGTTGGTGGTTATGACCTCTCTGGGGACATTGCTTCTCTGGGAGACATCGGGGGTGGGCCAGCAGTCCAGGAAGTTCCGGGTATCGATAAGTCTGCACAAGAGCGAATTGGACTGTTGCGTGGTGGTCGGATTGAGTACAACACCTATTTCAACCCAGCTAACAACATGTCTCATGATCGTCTCTCGTTGCTTCCGTATACCGATGTGATGGTTACATATTGCCGAGGAACTACGTTGGGCAATCCGGCTGCTTGCATGATTTCCAAGCAAATCGACTACAACGGCAGTCGGAATAATGATGGTTCGTTTGGGTTCAAGGTGCAGGCATTAGCTAATTCTTATGGTTTGGAGTGGGGAAGACTTCTAACTGCGGGTAAGAGAACCGATGGATCAGCAACAAACGGTGCGAGTATCGATACTGCTGCCTCTGCTTCATTTGGAGGGCAGGCGTACTTGCAGGTCTTTGCATTTTCCGGAACTTCGGTAACTGTGAAAATCCAAGACTCTGCTGATGACGCTGCTTGGGCTGACGTGACTGGACTTACTTTCACTGCCGCTACCGGAATTACAACTGAGCGACTGGCGATCGCGAACACTGCAACTATTCGTCGCTACGTACGTGCCATCACTACTGGCACTTTTACTAATGCGGTATTTGCCGTGGTCCTGGTGAAGAACGAGAACGCAGGAGTGGTGTTCTGATGAGACAACCAATAAGGCTGCAACCTAAACTTCCGGTTGAGGCAATGAAGACGTACCAGGTTTCTGCTCCCTTAGCGACTCACTTTCGTATCGCTACTTGTGAGGAAGTGGATTGCAAGCATTACCGTGAGGGTTGGAAATCTGTTATCGATGAGAGTTCCACACTAGGTCAGATGCAGGCATATCACATTAGAAATCGATCTGGCCGGAGATATACCGAAGATAGAAACCGAGCACCAGGGATGACGGTATTTGTCTTCGAGCCAGGGCAAAAATGCTTCTCTCAGCATCATGTTCCGTTGGAGCGTCCGGCACTTTATGTAGTGCGTGATGGAGATTGGCGAGGAAATCCAACTGGTTCTCTTCGGAAGCACACGAAGTCAGAGGATTGGGTCGATGACTTCCAAAACCACCAGGACAAATTGGCTACGGAGCTACAGAAGGGCTAGGACGTTCTGGATGGTCCTGAGTCCTGAGGTACCAGGACAGCCTCTAGGGCTCTCCAGATCGATCCTGGGGCCAGCCAGGCAGGGTTCTAGGGCCTCCACAGAGACCAGGCGTACAGCCGCTGGTGGCAGTGATAACTACAGGCAAGTAAAGGAAAAGGACAATGGCTAAGGAAAGTGGTCTCGGCTGGACTACGTTGAGTGTTGATGACTCAGCGGGTGCAGTGAAGGCAATTAAGAACGATGTAACAAACTTCGAATTTGCTACGCCGCGTGGTGTGCAGGATGTTACCGGCGTGGATAAGAGTGCGATCGAAAGGATTCTGCTGCTGGCAGACTTCTCGATTGACCTCAATGGTGTCTATAACGATGCGGCAGACTTCTCGCACGCTGTATTCAAGACAGTTCCGTCTACTTCTGTTGCCCGCACTGTCACTCTGACAGTTTCTGGCCAGACGCTTGCCAACGAGTGCATCTTCACTGATTACGCACTTAGCAGAAATACCGATGGTGCTCTGACTTGGAAGGCACCGGGAGTCCTTTCTGATGGCGCTGTGCCCACCTGGTCTTAAAGGAGAACTGAGATGGGATATCGCAGGCAGACAAAGACGTATAAATTGGTCTTTCGAGATGAGGAATTTGATGGTCTAGAAGTTCGGGCCAAGTCGATGCCCCTTGGTGTGTTCCTCGATATGGAAGCTGCCGCATTTGAGGCAGACCGAGGCAGCAAAGAGAAGGGGCTGGAAATGATGCAGTACTTCTCCGATGTTCTGACCTCTTGGAATGTAGAAGACGAGAAGGGTAATCCCGTTCCGACGACA